GCTAGGCTCATTTTTCAAAAGGTTATGTCCCCCAAGAAGGGAACATTTCCACCACCTAGTTTATAATACTAGGAAAAGGTAAAGATGCTCAAGGACCATACCAAGGTCCAAGATTGTACCACTCGTGAGTACGCAAGAATTTTACTCTCTTGCGTGTTCGTGCTTTTATCTCGTAATTGTTACTACGAGATACGTCCGAGTGTTCCGTAAGCCTAACCATTAAAATGGCAGGTTCCACTGACTCTAAGTTAAGAGGGATGTCAATCAGGGCGCGAAAAGCGTATCCAGAATGACCATCCTTTAATTTAGATGGTGTTGCTTCATCAAAATTACTGATGAAACCAACATCGCCAAGACCATCAGGAATGCGAAACCGATAGCGAATCGGAATCATACGACTGATAAGTTTACAACACTTTTCGAAAGATGCATCACAGCCCATAAAAGAACATGAGCGATGAGACATCCTTCTTATAGCGTTATAAATCTTAAAAACGCCTTGGACATCAGAAATCTTCTCTTTCAAGAAGACAGGTTTACAGTCGACGCCATCAAAGAAGTGAGAACCACAGCTTTCACGAAAATACCCGGAAGAAAAACTCTTCTTAGTATTCAAGGAAAAGCCAAAGAGCTCACTAATGTGATGAAAAAGCATGAGTGATGTAACAGGCAATATAACATCATCACCGAAAACGGAAACGCCCTCAATACTATCACCATTGATCTCACAAGAGATTAAAGCGATAGCATAAAAGAGCAAACTTTCGAGTTCGAAGGTGAAGCCATTGCCCATACTTGAGAATTTATCCCATGTATGTGTTGCATCAGACGAACGCTTAGATCTAAAAAGATCTAGTAGCCTAAACCAATCGGGAGGTAAAACTTCCCGAAGAGGTTCTATTGCTATTTGATCAGACGCCGATGAAAAATCAACAGTAGCTAAGTGACCAGTCTTCGAAGACTGTTTACAAAGCAACATATTTGACTCAGGAGCGGTGTTTAGATTTAAGCCCGAACGTTTTAATTTCGATCGGATATGCTTACCAATACCTTTTTGAAACCAAAGGTTCCAACCAGGTTGAATAAGTATAACTCGATCTATCTTAGCGTTCTTCGGTACGACAACAAATCGATCGCCGTCCTCAATACAGTAAGGTTTATCCATAAGATGTGGATAAAACTTTTCCATAAAGGGGATAACAATCGAAGCATCTTTAGTAAGTCCACGTTCATCGCGGAACTTCTTGAAACTTGATGCATCTCTTCGTTTTATTTGAAGAGAAGCACCAGGGCCCCAAGAGGAATTATCGATAACATACTCGTAATTCGGAGAAGGACCAAGTATGGAGTAAATTTTGTTGGCAATACAAGATATGTAATGCCAATCACGAGATGGAAATTTCTCGCGATTACGCCAACGAAGGTTTGTCTCCTTGTTGCGAAGCTCAGAATCCCAAAATTTCTCCATTGCAAGTTCTTTTCTACGATAAGTTGTAGGAAGGAAATTGTTCTTGGATAGAAATTGGGTCGCGAGATAGTCTCGACGAAAGGAATCTGCATCGTTATAAACGAGCGGATCACATTCTAGAGAAACCAGATCATCAAACTGCTTGGATTTATATAAAAGCCATACAGATAATGATCTAGGGCTATCAAGCGAACTGAGGTAGTTAAAGATAATTGACTCAGTAACTGGTCGTTCCAAACGAAGGTCTCTAAGAGAACTCTTCATAAAACCTCTCTAAAAGAAGGTGATGGTAATAGAAACCAATTAGGTTAATAAATAACCCAATACAAGAAGTGGAAAGGTAGCCTAAACAGGCGGATCTAAATCCACAACTTGGGCTCCCAGCTGCATCTTTTGCGCCGCAGTACCGCCCGAAGTCCAATCGCAGAATTGCTTGACATAACGCATCAAGTCCTTCCGCTCTTGGGTCGTGCTGTCCTGAGGAACAATGACGGAGATGGTAACCAACATTTGACGTGAAACTTTATTGTAATTCACGCCATTTATGGTTTCTACTACCACAGTAGGAACAACCAGTTTTCCCTCGAATCGAATAGGGTCTGTTACTTTGGAGCCTATACGCATCGATGAAGTGAGGGTAAAAAAGCCGGCAGCAATTGAGCTGGTCGTCTTCTCATACCACTTCGCTACACCTTTGCCATCGACACCCATCGCAACAAAAGCATGCGAAACGGGAGAACCTTGGCCATCGCTTAGTGCGGTATCAACTTGAGTCGACATGAGTCGAATTCCTCTTGCAGTTTAAATGCCCAGGGGTCCAGAAGGAAGAATTCCAACCGAACATGGACAGGAGATCACTTCCGACCAAAAGCAGTCTGAAGTAAAGCAAGCGCGTTAAAACAATGTGTCATAGAGAAAGGGTTTTTGAAAGAAGGCAATGGGTTAGAGGGGAAATCCGAATGGATATACCTCCCAGTCTCAAAGCATATTCCAATACCCTTCATACTCGTGGCATATTGATAACCCGCGTTAGAACCCGCACTGCTAGTAACTATCGCTTTATGTTCCGATTTAAAACTCGTAACACGAGAGTGGAAAGTTAAACCAGCAGTAGCATCAATATTGCTTAGCCAATTCCCAATGGGAAGAAACCAATCAATAACGAAGCTATACGGGAGCAATTCCCATGCCAAATTTAGAGGATTTGAAACCCCTATTTGAGACATGGAGCGTGCGGCTTGAGAATCTAAAGAAAAAGTACAAGATTGTTTCATAGTAACGATCCAGGTCCAATCTTCGAACATAAGCAAATTATTGCTTAAGCCTTGAGGGGACAATGGAACGATAACATGATCATCATACTTTAACTTTACAGAAACCCGTTCAAGTCTGACACGTTGGAGTGATTCAGCGCAAAGCTGAGCCGCACCATAGACATCAGATAAGAGAGGTTTCCAGCCGTACTGCAATTCTAACCATGTAGATCCAGCACGTCTCTCTGGAGATAAACTACGCTTTTGTTTCCAAGAAGCAAGTTGACGTCCAGTTGGAGAAGCGCCAGTAACAAGGTTATTAATAGCAGCAGGTAAGTTCCCATGACGAAGCGCAGTATAGACTTTTGCTAAACGCTTAGCAGTTGAGGCGACCAATTCTGCGGTCTGACCCCTTTCTGCGAAGGCTTGTGCTAAATTTATACTTTGATTCTTAATCTTGGGCAAAAGAGAAGCATCGGAACGATCATGAAGAAGGGTAAAAAGCCCATCGTCATTGATAGTACGAGGCACAGCTACACCACCCGGAACTACATAAGTACCACGACAGACTCCAGAAGTTGATTCAACAAGGTTTCCGAGGTTATCAAACACCGCAGAAGATCCTTCGAGAATACAATCAGAAGTCTGAACGTAGTAAAAAGGTAGCGGGAGTAGTGTTTCCTTTCTCTTCTTCTTACCAAAAAAGTCAGGAGTACGCTCATAAGAACGGAGATAGTTAATGTTAACTCGCTTCCTAGAAGTTATCGGATCAGGAGGAAAACCTCCAGTTTGATGACTGCTAGGAGCAAATATAACAGAAACTGACCCTGTTTTAGTGATCGCCATTCTGACCTCCACGCTCTGGTAAATAATTTATCGCGGCATTACTGCGATTTAGAGTCCCAGATGACTCCTGAGGATAAACCTCAGAGCTAGATACGACAACCTTAGGAGAAGAAAGATAAACTGAATAAACAACGTAGATGATAGCTGCTAATAGCGCACCGAGTATAACACTCAGAAACGCTGCAAGAAGATAATCAAAAACGTCGCGTTTATAAGGTTTATGCATTTCAAACTCCTAGGTTGAAGTAGCTAGCCATTCCTCTCACGAGGAATCAAACCTCCCGATCCTAAAAGAAGGAATATGTGATCATAAAAGCAAGAGATATTAGGGCGAGAATAAGAAGTAATAAAATTACTTCAGAATCCTCATCAAGATATTTCCGATGCTTAATGAACCACATACCACCTCCTTAAGGGAC